TCAGAGCGTCGGCCAGGGCGGCGCCTTCCGGTCCAGGTAGACGTGCTTGTATTCCCCGGCCGCACCGCGGTTGTGGTACTCCACATAGACCACGGCATAAGCGACCGCGGACGCCGCGTTGTTGCCGGGGATCTTGACGGTGTCGGCGCTGGCGGGGTTGTTGCTGCCGATACCCGCGGAGCCGTCGCGGATATCCACCGCGGCGTCCACGATCAGGTAGTGGGTGTAGGCGTTGGCCTCTCCGGTGAAGCGCTGCCGGCCGCGGTCGAAGGCCGGCACCAGCTGGCAGGGGACGTTGGTCGCGGCGGCCGACCCCGCCCCGGCCCGGAAGATGTCGCAGGTCTGCGGCAGCAGCGCGCTCGGCAGGGGCATGACGAAGGACTCCCCAGGGGGTCTTAAAGAGACGGCACCCGGTAAGGGGCCAGGAGGATGGCGATGTCGGGCGGGATCGGCAGGCCGGCGATTTGCTCGACCCGGTAGGTGGCTTCCAGCCCGCCGATGCGGTGCCCCCGGAGGTTGACGTAGCCCACGTCCACCTGCGTCTTGCAGCGGCGGTACCAGTGGTCGATCAGCTGGGCGTAGGCCACCAGGATGTCGTCGGCCACGGGACCCGCGGCCACCGTGTAGACCACCTGGACCACGCGCGGCGCCTGGACCCAGTTGCCGACCGGCTGGTTGGCCAACCCCCGGCGGTCCGCCCAGCCGGCGAACGGGCCGACCAGGGACTGGATGACGCCGCGCTCCGGGTGGACCACGTAGGCCGTGCTGCTGAGGGCGGTGTCGGCGCCGAAGACGTAGGCCGGATCGACCTTGACGCTGCTCACGCTCTGCACCGGGTAGTTCCGCAGGTGGACGAACTCGGAGCCGCCGGGGTGGTACTCGGTGTACGTCCCGCCGCCGAAGTCGCGGCCGCAGTAGTTGCTGATCCACCGGTCCGCCGAGTTCTGGAGGAGGACCAGCAGCGCGTCGTCGGCCGTCGTGGTGATGCCCAGTCGGGTCTTGACGTTGGCCAAGGTGTCGAGGCTCATGGGGTACACCAAGAACTGAGGCGAGCGGGGTGCGTGAGCACCCCGGTGAATGCACCGTAGCCGGGGTGCTCACGCACCCCGCTCGCCCGGATAACGTTACAGTTGCTTCTTCTGTTCGCTGATGACGACCGCCAGGGCGAAGCTGGGCGAGGTGCCGCCGACGGTGCCGACGTAACGGACGTAGCGCTTGCTGCGGTCGAAGGTGATCGCCTGGGTGTTGGTGGACGCCGTGACCGTGGCGAACACGGCGTCCGCGATGTCGGTCCAGGTCGAGTTGTCGCTCGATTCCTGGATCTTGCCGTTCAGGGTGGGCGAGGTCCCGGAAACCGTGCCGACCTGCTGGATGGCGAAGCAGCGGCCGTCCCCGGCGAGCAGGTCGGCCCCGGGGCCGTTGACCGTGGCCGTCACCGTCTGCGGGGCGAGGCCGAGGCCCAGGAGCGCCTGGTTGGCCAGGTCGTGGAGCTTGGTGGACATGGTCATCTCTCTCTTTCCATGGTTGTAAATAGGTTCATGAGACCAGAAGTTGGTCACAGAAGACGAAGCTGGCGCCGTGGCGGGCGCCGGCGTCGAGGTGCTGGATGCCGCGCAAGTAGGTCTGGTCGTTTTGCAGGGCTGTGTCGCCCAGGCCGGACGCCAGGAACTCCATGACGCCCATGCGGGCCACGATCCAGTCGGGGAAGTAGCCGAGCAGCACGTAGGTCAGGTTGTTGCCCGAGCCCTTGCTGCGCGTGTTGGAGACCTGGGCCGAGCGGAGGACCTTGGTGCCGTACAGCTCCAACGGCGGCGGCTCGGCGGCCGAGGCCCGCGAGCGGAAGAACATGAACGGGCCGGCCTTGTCGCCGGCCGTGGCGGCGTCGGCCCGGCGGTTCATGAGCACTGAGTAGAAGTTCTTGCGGAAGATCCATGCCGTCGGCGCCGTCACCGCGTCGGGCAGCTTGCCCTCCATGAGGGCGACGTCCTCGGGCTGGAAGGTGTCGCCGTTGGCGCCGACGGTCGAGGCCGTGTGGGTGGCGAGATCGCTGTAGGTGATCAGGCCCTTGATCTGCGTGCCGCCGGTGCCTTCGAGCATGGCCAGGTCGGCCTTGAGGGCGGCGACGCGGGCCATGTCGAGGCGGACCAGGCCTTCCGCCGACGGGCTGGCGAAGCGGAGCAGCTCGTTGTTGATCTTGACGAACACGCCCAGCTTCTTGGCCTGCAAGTCGAGATTGCCGGTGGTCGGCGTGCTCTCGGTGAGGGCCGTGGCCTCGCCGACCCAGTAGGCCGTCGAGCCGCCCGTCAGCTTGGGAAACTGGAGGCGGCCGTTGGGCGGCAGGGCGATCTCCCGGGCGCCGGCGTTGGCGAAGACTTCCATGTTCCGCTGGAGGTCGATCAGCTCGCCCAGGACGGGGAGCTGGACCAGGGTGCCGCCGGCCGCGTCGCTGAGGGTGCCGAGGGCCTTGGTGTGGAGGCCGAGCCGGCCGGCGACCCAGGCCGCCTCGTCCGGGTCGAAGCGGCCGCGCTGGGCGGTCATCTTGGCCCGGATCTCCTCCTGGAGCTGGCGGCCCTGGGGCTCGAGGGTGGGCAGGTGCGCGGTCGCCAGCGGCACCAGGAAGGAGTGGTGGCCGTAGTGCGGCACGAAGCCGTAGGTCTTGTACAGCTCGCGCAGCTGCTGGTGGACGTGGATCTCCTCCTTGGCCTGCTCGGGGCCGAGGAAGCCCATGGCGAAGGCCGCGGCCTTGAGGACGCTGTAGCCGGCCGAATCCTGGCCGACGGGGCCGCTGGTGACCCAGGGCACGCGGCGGTCAACCCGGACCTGGCCGGAGCCGACCGCCTTCTCCAGGGCCGCGGCGGTCTGTTGCTCGATGTACTGGGCCAGCTCCTCGCGCGTCTGGAAGCGCTCGGGAGCGGCCGGGGGCGTTGGGGTGGACATAGGGAACTCCGGAAAAGGGAACAGTAGTGTGTGAGGGGGAGGGGGGAATGCAGATTGCAGATTGCAGATTGCAGATTGAAAGGCCAATCTGCAATCTGCAATCTGCAATCCCCTTCCCCTCTCATTCCAGTAACTCCGCAAACGGGTCCGCCGCCGGGCGCGACCAGCCGGCCCGCCACCACCGCCCGCCCGGGTCGTCCGGCACCTGGGCCAGCCACTCGCGCAGCAGGCCGTCGTGGACGACGCCTTTCTGGATGGCCACGGTCAGCGCGCCCGGGTTCTCCGGGATCGGCACGGCGGAGTATTCGAGCAGGTCCCATTCCTCGACCCGCAGGCCGCGGCGGGAGGGGCGGGGCGCTTCCCCGGCCGGCTCGGGCAGCAGATGGGCCTTGAGGGGCATGAAGCCGATCGACCAGCCGCGCAGGACGCCCTGCTCGTACAGCCGGAACAGGTCCTCGGCCAGCGGCACCCCCTGGGCGAACTTGGTCTCGGCAACGATGCGGTCGGCCTGCACCTCGAGCCGCCGGCACGTGCCGATGGGCGGCAGCGTGAAGCGGTTGTGGGCCCACAGGACGACGGGGTTGCGGAGGTACTCGTCCACGTTCCGCAGCCCGGCGGGCACGACGACGTCGCCGGCCCGGTCCGGGTCGGCGGTGCTGATGACCGACACCACCGTCAGGGCGCCAGGGTCGGCCGCCAGCTGGGCGGTGGACGGGCTGACGCGGGCGAAGGCCCCGCCGGCGAGGGCCTGGAGGCTGAACGGCCGGCGGTCGGGAAGGGGGTTGGCGGTGCTCATGTCAGACCCCGGGGAAAGTGGGCGGGGGTGGCGGTTCTGTGGTCAGGGTTTCGGGCAACAGCGGCTGGTCGAAGCGCCGGTCCGGGTACGGCCGCAGGCCGCGGCCGCGGCGGATCTCGTTGTAGGTGCGCAGGCCCATGCGGGCGTCGAGGGCGTCGTCCTTGCGGCGCTGGTCCTGGTTGCGCGGGCTGCACTCGGGGAAGGCGATGACCACGTCCGGGCCGTAGCGCCGGCCCAGGTCGCGCGTCAGGGCCTGGCCCAGCAGGGTGAGCTTGGGCTGGATGGTGCCCTCGCAGAACATGACGCGGGCGCCGAACCAGATGTCGGCCCCGAGGCCCATGTTCTCGACCAGCCCGGCGATCGGCGCCGGCACGCGGTACAGGGCGAAGATCTCCTCGCGGGTCATGCGCGCCGAGTTCAGGTAGTCCATGTCGGCCGGCGACAGCGTCCACGGCGAAGCGACCAGGCCCTGCTCCAGCACCAACGGCCGGTGCCAGTTCTCCCGGCCGCCGAAGCGGGCCTGCAACTTCTCCTCCAGCCGGCGGACCGTCTGCTCGGTCAGGGTCTGTTCGGTCCGCAGCACGATCCCGGGGCGCTGGCCGGCGTGGAAGGCCTGGTAGCGGCTCTTCTGCAATTCGGTGTTGGCGTCGATGGTCAGGGCGTTGGCCTGGAGCGGCGACAGGCCGTAGTGCAGGTCCAACGGGTTCGGGTATTTCAGGTGGATGATCTCCTGCGGGTCGAAGAATTCCGGCGGCCCGGCCGGCGGCGCCACCTGGTAGGCCCGCACGTAGTCGCGGGCGTCGGGCACGACCCGCACCCACGGCGTCGGCACCACCCACAGCTCGCCCGGCAGCGCTAGCCGGGTCGGGCCCACATGCAGGCGCGGCGCGTACCAGTAGCAGTTGCCGGTGAGCTCCAGGTAGACGACGCTCAGGTACCAGAGCTCCCAGGGGGTCAGCCACGGGTTGGGGTTGGCCAGCAGGCGGACGAGCGGGTGGTCGTGGGGCAGGGGGACCTGTTCGTGGTCGGCCTGGCCGGTGTTCTGGGAGAGGAAGGGCCGTTGCATGGCCACTTCCTGGGCGATGGCGTTGACGGCGGCGTAGACCCACGACTGGTAGTGACGGAGCTGTTCGGTGTGGTCCTCGCGCCACCAGCCGGGCTGGCTCAGCAACGCCGGGGCCGCCGCCAGCCCGGCGATCCGCGCCGCGCCCGTCGTCGCCGGCCGCTCGCGCTTCGCCTTGGTCGGGTTGTGGTTCCAGTAGGCCATGACACACCCGGAAGATGAACGGTTTAGCCGCGAGCCTCCGGCGAGCGGGGCCGCCGCGCTCGCCGGAGGCTCGCGGCTAAACCGGGGAGTGTTTCATCCCGTCACGCCCGCCCGGCGTTGCACGCGCCGCTGCCGCCGGCTGAACAGCGCGGGCTGGCGGCGGTGCTTCGGGCATCGTTTGGCGAACCAGTAGTGCCAGCGACCCGGCTCGGTGCAGTAGCTGGCGTAGCCACCCGGCGACAGCGTGAACGGGTCGGTCAGCCGGCCGAGGAAGTCCACCAGTGCCTCGTCCGGCAACGGCCCCGGAAGGAACCAGGTCGGCAGCACGAAGTTGGACACCGGGACGCCAGCGAGGTCGTACTCGTCGCCCGCGACCGGGTCGCAGACCTCGAGGGCGAACAGGGCCGGCGTCCCCTGATACGCGCCTTCGGCGGCGAGGTTGACCAGGGGATCGGCCAGCATTTCCAGCAGCGCGTGCGAGGCCGCGACCTGCCAGGAGCCGACCGTGTCCAGGGCCGGCCGCACGAAGACGAACCCGCTGGGTCGCCCCCCGGCCGCGCGGCCCTGGTAGCCCAGGGCGGTGGCCTGCGCGGCGTCGTCGAGGAGGGCGAGGGTTTCCTCGTCCTCTGCCGGGTCCTCGGCCAACCGGAGGCGGGCGCCGATGCCCCAGGTCGGGGCGAAGTCACGCGTGACCTGCGCCTGCAAGGCCGTCACACAGAGCCCGGCGTCTTCGGGCGGCACCAGGGTCGAATGGTTCAGGACGGCGATCGTGCGCACGGCTCAGTCCTTTCCCTGTGGGCGGGGGTCCCCGGCCCCCGCCGGCCCCGGCGGCAGCTTGCGCCAGCCCAGGGCGCGGAGCACCTGTAACACCTCGCGCCAGCTCGGGTGCGGGCGGTGCCGGCTGCACTTGTACCGGTCGATGGCGATGAGGAACTCGCGCTCGTCGTCGGTGTAATCGCTGCCGGGGAAGGTCTCCTGACAGCCGACCTCCGTGCGCCAGGAGTTCCGGCCGGTTTTTGTCTTGTGGTCCGGGCGTTCGCCGGGGCTCAT